AGTAATGTCAGTATTTTCAAAAGTTCTAATATCTAAATCTCCCTGGATAGAAGTTGATTCTATATCTTTATGACAGAGGTCTGTGTCTATAAATATCACAGTAGGATTTTTATCAGAAAAATCATCATCTAAAGAAATGGTATGTGAAACACCCAAATCACTAATAATGATATCATATTTAGATAAATCATCAATTTGTTCTTTAGATTGATAAATAGTAATAATAGATTTTCTGCGGGAAAGTATCTCAATCAAGGGGGCGCCTGACCGCAAAGAATTACTTAATATAGCCACCTTTTTATCTTTAAAATCTATATCCTCATAATCCAACAATTTAATAGCAGCAGCTTGTCCGCACGGAGCATCTCTATATATTAGTTCTGACTTAGAGGTAATTAAATGACCAACAGATAGAGTGCTTTGACAGTTACAGTCTAACCTACGGGGGATTTGGTCTTTTAATACTTGGTCAACTTCTTTACCAAAAGAAGATAAAAGTATTATACCTGTCATATATTGCATATTTTTATAAGTGTGTATTGCATTTAACGCTTCTACAGAACTGGCCGCGAATGTAGTAAAAACTCTTACCCCATACTGTTTGGATTTTTCTTTAATATTTTGAAGATAGTATAAAGTAGATGAATTAGGGTATTCATTTAAGATTACTCCTAAAGTTACTTTAATATCCATGTTAGGGTTTATTACATAATTCTCCAATCCCGCAATTGCTTTCTGGGGGGTTAGTATTTTCATTTTTAAAATATCTCCTAAATTGAATAAATTATATTAAGACCTCTATAATTATTAAAAAATAGAGGTCAATATAACACTCTAACGCCCAGTACTACCAAAACCACCTCTATTGGGATTATCTAGACTACTAACCTCTTGGAATAGAATAGTAGGTTGATTTTTTTCAATTCTCATTTGACATACCCTGGTTCCCGCGGGGATTGTAATATCTCTAGTAGCGTACCATGGCCACATATAAACATCAGAATCACCATTATATTCATAATCACAAATACCCATAGAATTAGTTTGAATTAGACCATAGCGTTTAAATGTGCTGGACCTTGGTACTACATGACATTCATAACCTTGCGGCAATTGTAAACAGAAGCCTAGATTTGCACAACCATAATCTTCTTTTTTTGCCACCAAGTCTTCGTATAGATAACAATCAATCCAATCTGAACCCTTCTCTTGGCTCATGTGCGCCGCACCTGGCAAATATTTAATTTTAATAACTTTAGTATTATCATCTTCTACTTGAAAACATTTAGGCATAAAATTACTCTCCATCATAATTGTCCGCAACCTTGTCATATAGATTATATGTAATACTTTGGAGCGGTACTTCTGGTTCTTTTACAGCGTTAAATACATATGTATATTTAACACAATATGAAATATCTACAATTTCACCTTTTTCTTTTGTTACTACTTCTTTCCAAGAGAAGGAAGAAAGTGTACACCCTAGCTGTTCGGCATCTTTTTGAATGTTTTTGTGAAATTGTTCAACATCTGACATAGTGGAAAGTAAAATTTCTTGTGTAGACTTAATCAAATATTTTACCATTAATCCTCCTTTAACGTTACATTATTAGTTAATTCTAGTAGACCTTCTTTAATTTTTTCAGTATAACTTTGCGGCCCACAAATAATTGTTTGTTCTATATCATGGTGCTCTAATAGATTCTGAACTGTGGTGAATAATTGTAGATACCAAGTCTCAGAACTATAAACCACATTATCATTATCATCTACAATAGTTAGCTCACATGCCCTTGCAGGACTTGCCGCGATTACTAATTTTTCCATAATCACCTCATTAACAATTTACAAAGAACTCTGAGCAGGGGAATAGATAGTATAGATAAACTTCATTCCCAAACCTTACCCAAAATTCATATTTATCTGAACATTCTTCTGTGGATTTTTCTGCGGCAACAATTGCTCCCCTACTTTTGGCTAGATACATTAGTTCTTCCGCAAAATGTACTGGATTGCCAGAATTATATGTGAAGATGGTATAGTCGTTTTGCTCACGGCAAAGTAACATATATGGCTCTTCTGGCTTATAATTTTCTTCAATCCACTGTGTTAATGTTTTTATAGATTGCTGGAATTCATAATCATTTAAAGCGGGCCTTGTAGCCAACTTTTGTTTAATTAACTCATATAACGTTGTCATATATCTCCTTTTATCTCTACTGTTTTTATATTTATATTATAGCATACATTATTAAAACAGTCAAGGGGAAGTCTTTCGACTTCCCCTATTTTTTTATATATCCAAAAGAACAATATTATCTTCAGTAGTTTCTTTTAGATTAATAATCCTTTGATTGCGGCTGCCCTTGAATGCCAACGTAATATCCTTTTGGTCTATCATAAAAGGCCCATCTACTAAAACATCAATTTTTGAAAGCAATGTTTTTAGTGCGGGTTCATTTTTGAATCTTTTTAATAATTCTTCATATGTATACCCTGTATAGCACCAAAGTTTAATACTAGGCTTAACCGCAATAATCTTTTCAGTTAACTCTAATAACTGTAATATATTTTGCGGTAAAAGAGGTTCACCGCCTAAGTATACTAATGATGATATATATTCTTTTTTAATTAAAGAAATAATTTTTTCCTCTTCTACTGCTGTAAAATCTTTTCCGCCTTGGCAGTCCCAAGTTTCTTTGTTGAAACAACCTTCACAATGCCTGAGACAACCTTGAAAGAATATAGTTATGCTAACACCTTTAGCATTGTTGAAATCTTCTTTATAAATCTTAGCATACCTCAATTCTCATGGCTCCTATTCTATTTCTTTTCCTCTTCCGTGACGATGTCTCTCCGAAACCTCGGCCTGTTTTCCCAGGTTAAACGCTGTTTTATAGTTTCCTGTTAAATCACTTTCGTGGACTATTTCTTGCTCCGTGAAGCAGTCGTGTTTAGTCTCTGCATTTAGATAGATAATGTCATACCCTTCAATATATTTACTTCTTCTTTTTAAACGGTAACGGTAACTTTCTGGCTTACCTCCAAGTATATTTGATAAATATCGTGAAGTTTCCGCGATAGATTCAAAGGTTTTTTCAAAGTTACCTTTAATAATTTTTACTGGCTTCTTGGTTATGCAACGTAAATTTGTATAATGGTTATTGCGGACATTCCCGTCAATGTGCCTTATTTCTAATTCACTATTGTGATTACTTAACCAACATTCAGCAACAATATCGTGAATTATTACTTTAGTTAGTTTGCCTTTAAATTTACAAAATGTAATATAATATCCATCTTTGGAAAACTCAATTTTATTTTGTTTTTTAGATTTTACATTCCTAAAAATCGTACCGTTCTCATTAACTTCATATAGAAAGTTTAATGACTTAATCTTTCTAAACTCAAGGTTTGAATTGGTTTTCATCTCTTGATACCTCTCTAATAATTATTTAATTTCTGACCCTTAGTAGGGTGCCAATTAGAGAAACCCTAGTATCAAACTAGGTTTACGACATTTTAGGGGCATTTCTTTTAGGATAACCCCGTTACCCTGCGGAGTTGCTGAATATTTTCACTCCCGCACATTGGGCAATTATCATTAAATTCTCCTGTATACCCGCACTCTAAGCAAGTATCGTTAGGAACATTAATTGCAAAGTATGGAACATCTTTATCCATAGCATAATTTACTAACGTTTCCAGACCTTCCAAATTATTCTTTACACTACCATCTAATTCTACATAAAGAATACAACCAGCTGAAGAATAACTATCTAGCTGTGATTCAATATCAATTTTATCAAATGCTGAAATTTCATGCCATACTGGAACGTGTACTGAATTTGTAAAATATTCTCTATCAGATACATTCTTAATAACACCATATTTCTTTTTAAACTTTTTCATCGCGGTGTAGGCTAAATTCTCGGCAGGTGTAAAGTACACCCCAAAATTAAGTTTATATTGTTGTTTAAATTCGTTACATCTATCTTTAAACAGTTGTTCAATTTGTTTAGCTAGATTCATTCCTTCCTCTGTAGTGTGGTCTTTACCAATTAGAATTTGTAGTGTTTCAGCAAGCCCGATTTGCATTAAATACCTTTTCTTTCAAAAAGGATTAGACTATACCATAAATTGATTATTTATCAATTTTGCCCATTATAGTCGTTGAACGTCTCTCCGTTCTGGAGATTTCGCTGCGTCTGGTTTCCCAATTCCAAATGATTTTACCATACCTTGGTCGCTAACCTCGCCGCCTAAGTATTCCTACATAGGTTTGGTTATTTGGACTCTAAGGGGGTTCCCGCAATTTAGAGCATTTAAAGTGGGCCAATATATCGGTTGTTAACCCACCGCAAGTGTCCCATGACGTAATGCCGACCTAATTCCTTCTTCTGGAATATATCCCGCCATGATATTATTCTCATACATGAACTTTGCACTTTCTGCCGGCTGAGAACAAATATATTCATATCGCTCTAGCAACATATCTTTTGCTTCATGTATTTTTTTATCCAATAGTCGCATAAATTTATCAATTTCACCGTTGGCTTCCATGGCCAAGGTTGGCATGATAATTGTTACAGGGCAAATATTTCCGCGACCATCTTTTAATTGCCCAAAGCCATTAATGTCATATCCATTTGCGGTTCTACACATGTTTGTCCAATGTCACCATTGGCACTGACTATATCTTCATTCTATTTATTTTATAAATAGAGTTGTCTTCCGCTTCGGTTTTCAAGTGCTTCGTTTCCTAAAACACTGGTGGTGCTTATCTCCACCCCTACTCCCATACATTCATCAGGGATAGTCGATACACTTTATTCATCATAATATTCAAAAATCCATCGTTTCTTAAAAGGACTTTTTACTTGCCCATTTAGTCTTGTTGTAATAGAAGTTTTTCCATTTTTAATTCCGCAAGCCTTAGCACAGCTAATAACAGTATCAAATATTTCTACTTCGTTTGTAATGATATTTATTCTTTTTATTTTTCGTGCCATAGGATTTTTAGACCCTAATTTGGTTTGTCTAATTTTTTCTTTAATAACTTCCATTTTTTCTTCGGTCTTTGATTGATACGTATTTCCTCCACATTTTGAAATCGCATCAGTTTCATTATATCCATCTTCAATTGAATTATAATATTGAATCCAATACTGTTCTTTTTTGTTTAATTCATCTTGTGTTTGAGCAGAATCTATTTCTTTAATAATAAAGCTATCTTTCCCGTATTTTCTAATTGCTCTTGCAAAATGAGTATCTAATATATTGTTTAAAGCATCATTCATATGCCTACGAAAACGTTGCTCTATTGGTCTAATTGTTTGACCAATATATACTTTATTGTTTTGAATGTTTGTTATCTTGTATATCCACATAAGCCTTTCTCCTTATTATGAATATTATGATGAATCTTAGCACGGTCTCATCTTATAAATCAAACCATTTTATAAGACCTAACCGTTAGCCTCTCATTAGAGACACCCTCTAGCGAGGTTCAAAAGATTTTAAATGAGCTGTAGTTTACACTTACCCATTGTTGAGAAATATGTTCGTGGGTCATTAATATCATAACCCTCGTTACCGCTCCAATTAGTATTACAATAATTTGGATATAACCTTTTTGCTGTAGATTTCAATGCTAACTGGAATAAATCATAGTTTGGGTCACCTGGTTTTCTATTGACCCCTTTCATGCATTGAAAAATTGAACAAGGAAAAACACTTGTTTTTCTTAATTTACCTAATCCTTCAATAGACACTTCAAGTAGTGCTTTAATTACCATTCTACCTTCTGGCTTTGTACATGTGCCAAAATTGATAGAGGTAAAAGGCAGTTGCTTTTGTTACCGCAAAGGCTTTTTATCCTTTACTTCTTATAGTTTCCTATAAGTTCAGCGTACATTTTCACCCTCAGCTTCGCCTGTTAGGGGTTGAGCACTCTTGGGTAGATTATATTTATTCACTACCTACGCGTTACGGTGACAAATAGCCTTTCGCAATCTATTTGTTTACCTCGGTATTACCATATCTTTTGTTAAAGACTTAGGGTTTACCGATTTTGCTCAATTTTTTACTAGAGATTTCGCTCTAGGGAAACCAATTTTAATTTCCTGACCTACTTTGAAGTGTGTTACATGTATATTCACATAAGGTCGCTAATCTTATGCAGTTCTCTTATGAACTTCTTTATGTCACCATAAAGATTAGACTATATCTTCACCCTCTTTTGAGGGGGCTATCGTTTCAAGTCGCTTGACTCTACTCCCCGTTTTATAGGGATAGTCGTTAGGCATTTATAAATATTATTAATATTTAATTTAGCACGGGATTGTCTTTGCTAAGAGTTTCCCCGTTTAGATAGCTATGTTCTAAACATTACTGTTTAGTCACCCTAACAATTAAGGTTGTGGAAAAGGCCCTCTGCGCCTTGTTTTACTTCCTGTTCAGTTTTATCTAAAGCATATTTATATACTTTTTGATTATTAGTATATTTTTCATCATCAATTGATAATGAATCATTTAAATATTGCGGCATATCTTCTTCCGCAATATATTTTAAACCATCTTTATAATGTTTATAAAATGATTTCCTTACATATGGAACCATTGTCCAATCTAAATGCGTAGCTGAGACGCCACCAAACTCCTGCAAACTTTGAAGTTGCATAATAACTGCGATTAACTGAAAAGCAGTGTTCACAGAATTTGCAGGTCGAACATCTGTTTGCCTAGTATTGAATCCATTGGCCAATAAGTCATCAAAAGGAATCGACATACAATTGTGCTCTCCAATTGCGAAGCTGTCTAAATCCGCTGACTCCTATATTTCTATAGGTACTGACTATCTCTTCATC